CAGAGTACAAATTGATAATAGGGATGCACTTGAGGTAATAGAATACTGGGATTCAAAAGACACTGTATTCTATATTGATCCGCCATATATGCACTCCACAAGAACTGATGTTGATGCTTATAAATGCGAATGTAATGATGAACATCATAAAAAACTTGTGGAATTATTATTAAACATTAAGGGAAATGCATTAATTAGCTGCTATGATAACAAAATTTATCAGAAACTTGAGAAGTGTTACAAAAAAGAAATTTTTAAAATTGCTTGTTCTGCTGCTGGGAAAACAAGAAATTCAGGTTTGCAGGGCGAGGGTTCAGCATTAAAAAAAGTTCCACGAACAGAAACTATATATTACAAAAACAAAAGCAAACCACAATTATTTTGATCTAATCAGTATTTTAATCTCCTCCAAGTCCTTACGTATTTCCTTTATCTCTGATTTGATTTCTGTTTTTAAATCATGGAGATTATTGTCATTATTCCTGCAGGATTCCTCCAGGCGTTCAATCTTTCCACCTGCTATCATTTGCTCCGACCGTAAGGTCTGTGACTGCGCAAACGATGGCTTCTGCACCCATGCGGTCAGAAAATTAGCTCCTGCGGTAATCAACGCAACCACAATAAGCGTGGGGATGTTAATATGCAACATGCTACCATTCCGTTCCGTTTTCCCAGTAGTCATTTATCCATTATCCTTTCATAAATATCCGTAATTTCATATTGCATTCTTTCCAGTATCAGTAGGATTATCAGCGCCGACAAGAAAGGTAGAAAAAGTATTATTCCCATCCCAAGTCGCCAGGATTCATCTATAATCTCACTTATTCTATGCATCCATAGTTTTCCCGGTTTCAGTATCAGTTGTTTTCTTAACGACAGCCTTACTTCCATTCTTCTCAATTCGCCGTAGTTGATCCTTCGCACCCCATGCCATGCCGAATTCAAAGACACGGTTCAATATATCAACTGCCTGCACGGAGTCAATGCCGTATTTATCGCATATTTCCTTTATGATTGGCAATACAATCATCCTCATTATAAAGGATAATATGAACTTCTTACCGATGAGCCATGCTGTGATTCTTCCCATTGTTACCATCCTTTCTCCTGCTTAAATAATAATATACCTTGAATTACTGATAATGCCTCCATGACCTGAATTGATGAATCATGGAGTAGTTTTTCTTCAATCGGATTGCTGATATAACCGCATTCAATTAATACAGTAGGAATTAATGAATTAATATTTTCTGGCTTAAATATCCCCCACTCTGGATTATGTGGATATATGCCTCTTGCAGTAATCATAGTACAGTATTTCATATGCGTTATTTTAATAAGTTCAGCCAGGCGCTGACTGTCGGTATCATAATTGCGATAATATACTTCAAAGCCGGTAGCAGTAGTATGAATACTGGAATTATGATGGATGTCAATTACTAGATGGGGCTGGAATTCCTGTATTGTTTTAAATCGATTTTTAAACGACCCTTTGACCTGCAGGACTGCTATATCACTTATATCCATGCCGATCCAACATATCTTATCCACTACTTTTTGGTTAAATAATGCTTCTATAGTATAGATATCATCATCCGTTGCGTTGTCGATTGCACCGCTGTCCTTATTTACATGACCAGGCATGAGAGCTATTTTAAGAATCATATTAACTCCTTATTAACTCAAATGTAACTTCTTCTACTTCTTTTACTTCAAGCATAGCAGTTGAAATACTAATACGGGAATCAATATACCAAAAAACAAACATAAGCCATTGAAAAAAGTAATTATACGTAGATGCTGGATAATAATAATCACTTCCCATGACTGGAGTATCATATGCACATACCCAATGATCCCATTCATATTCAATCGATTGATTGCCTGCGCCGGGAAGCCATAGGTCTTCATCAATCCTGCAGGATGAAGCGTAATCCGTTTTAAAATGCTCTGGAAGATAATGATATCCCCTTGTATGGGTAGATAATGCAATTCGATATTTTGTATTTGGATTAAGATATTCTTGTGTTCCTATAATAAGTTTTTTTCGTATTCGATATATTTTATTATATCCGCCAAAACTTTTTGCCGGCGGCAACGGAAATCCCGGAAAGTATATTTTAGTATCAGGCACTTCTAATGCTTTGCCGGTATTTTTCAATCTATTATTCGCATTATAAAAACATATACCAATATCAGTAGTATGTAGTGTTTGAGTTGTTTGAATATGATATAAATTATTTTTGGTATCTATAAGCCCATCATATTCATACATACCGGTTTTCATATCATAGTTCATGGTAGTAATTAATATACGACTTTGCGAATCATTGAATAATGAATCATTCAATGAATCCAGTATATTTAAATACTTTAATTTCTTACTATTTAATTTAATTATTTGACCAATATTTAATACTTTATTAGTTTTGATTCCATTTATTTCAGTTGCGCCATTACGTAAAAATAATAATTTAAGAAAACCATAACGAAATACGTCAAGAAGTGCATTGTGTTGTGACATTAGATTATTTTGATATGAGTAATCATCTACTAAATTATGTGGAACTCCCCATGCTAAAGGCGGGCTGTGATATTCTTCACTTGCATCCCCTGAATTTCGTTCCAGCGGACGGAGATGCCAAAGTGATAAATCAAGAGGTTTTCGCTCCATAGGTGGATACATGTTTTCAAGAGGATATTCTACAAGTTGATAAAATTCTCTACTGAATTGATATGACCTGGAATTTCCTTTATCTTTTTGAGTGAGTCCCCACAGTACTTTGACGCCATTCTTTTTCTTATCAGCATCCCATTTTTGACCCGGAATCTGCAACTGATCATTGTCAAGTAATAATATATTAGTATCATTGATGGTAATTGCCGATGATGAATTATACCATCTATCCTGCATAAAAAATGCATACCATCTTTGATCCATGCCCGGAGCTACGTGACATAATGTAATTGGAATAATATATGATTTAATAAATTCAAGTGATTTCAGTGGTATTTTATTCCAGCTATTGGTTAAAAGATGCCAGTTTGCAAAACAAGCATCATAAATATCAAAAGTACGGGGTTGATCGGAAAACATGAATCTATTATTGAAATCATCTTTTGCAATCTGCCAGGCTTCCGAATCTATCATATCCAAAAAAGGAGGCATTCCGAAAGAAATTGCATTTTGAAAAAATTCCCGAGCTGTATATACGGTATGCATATTAAGTTTTGGATCCGTGGTTTTCTTTCGATGCCCGATCAAATATGAGTCCTGATCATAATAAGCAATTAAATGTATACCCTGGAAATCAAGTTTCCCATTATTTTCCTTCGCCGAGTTAATATACCCGGAATAAATCAATCCTCCGTCTTCGCGAAATATAGAAAATCGTCTTTTTTCATTATATTTTAAATACTGATCATCAGGCATGATGGAATTAATTAATATATCAATAATTCTATATATATTGCCATATTTTTTTGCCAGTATTGAAAAACTCAGTCCTCCCATAGAAAGCCGGTAATCATAAGGATCGAGTTCTATTTTGAAATTTCCTGTTAAATCAAGCAATGCTTGATTATAGATATCCCATTTCTCAATCAGCCAGAATTTATATTCTGGTTTATCGGCAAATTGTATATAAATATTTTCCATTAAAATTTTGGGGTAATATCTACCATTTCTATATTAAACTCATAACGTTCCGGCCCGGTCGGCATGGAATACTTCATCGCACCCTCAGCCCGCACATTCCATAGATTACGCATCTTAGATGCACTCGGGTCGGTGCGATCAAATATAAAATCAAATGATTGTCGTTGAAAAATATTGTCTTCATACCATTGCTGAATTTCCTTATATCCCGCAATGCCATCCGCGCCTTGTGAAGGCATTACATATTTAAAAGTAGTAGATGCTCGTTTTTTACGGAAGAACGCTCTTACATTCTCCTGACCGCCTGCCATTTGAGTAATTTGCACTGAGTCAATATTTTCAGGCTTCAGATCAGAACAGGATTTGAATTGAAGGAGTTTTCCAAAATGTCCGTCATCGATATCCACTCCATGATTACCTAAAAAACTTAAGCGATAATATCGATCAAGTTCTGTAATGTTATAATATACAATAACTTTTTGCCAGCTTGATGTAAGAGTATAGGATGCCGATGTTGTGGTATTGATTAATACTTTATTTGCATCATAGGATCTTATTCGTAATTTGAAGTAAGGCGAACCAGGTAATGCACCTGCGATTTCTGCCCAGACTACAAAACCTAGCTTTTCATTCAGTCTTAACTTTGATTGCTGAATGAGCAGATGATCAGGTGCCGTCGATATTACATAATCATCGTATGCCGCCGTAGCATCAATACGCCCGCATTGCAATCCCCTCCCGGAATCCATGTAGTAATACTGCCAGTTTTTAAAACTATCCAGGTCCCCACTCTCCAACAACCAACCCAAAGGCCAGCTGCCATGTGCTCCGGAATCAAACCCTAGATCCAGTATATTGACTTCACCATCAAAGGTATTTACTGTATTATATGCAATTAGTGGTCGGTTTATCATGCTGCCCTGACCTCACTTGCAGCCAATCGGCGACCATACGTGCTTACCAAAGCATTGATCTGTGGTATAAGATTTTTGTCAACCCATTCACGTTCACCGATAACTGTAGAGATGTTAAGTGTTAGGCTTGTTGTTGATGATGATGATGATGCAGGATATTTATTAAGATTAAATCGTTCATTCACATGCGCAACACCGCCCATTTCAGCAACACGTTCTTTTCGAATAATGACTTCACCGGGTTCAATCTGTGCTGATACATAACCGCCGGTATGAAAGGATGGTTCCTGTTTTCGAATTGCATTAATTTGTTGCATTGCATATGCCGCCGTAATTCCTGCAGGAATAATACCCCATGGAAAACCGCCTGCTTTACGGTATGAAGACAATATAGCAGCAGGCATATCAATCATAGCCTGCGTAAGTGCAAAGGCTTTCCATATTTTGAAATTTTCTTTCGATGCATCTTTATTGATTGCCGCAAAAGCAGTAAGACCTTCAGCAGCTAATGAAAGACTATGATCTTTTATGTATTGTTCACGATCGACTTCCTCTTGTTTTATTTTCAACCACTTTCTATTGCCGTCGACTTCTGCCTGTATTATAGCATCAATATTTTCTTGAGTTCTGCTCTCACGCCATTCATAAAAATCCTCAAGCGTTTCTTTATTCTTTTCTACATATTTTCCATAAAAATCAATTGGCTCAACTGAAACTATTTCAGGCAGAGTCATCATTTTCGGCATGGTGAATTTAATAGGTATTTCGATTTCGGCTTTATCTTCTATTTTTTTTGAAGCCGTTATCACCATATCATCAATATAATACAGTGTTCCTTTTACTCTTTCCTCGTATGCTTTTAGTTTTTTCTCATAACCCGCAGGATCAAACCATTTTTGCGAAGGATCCGGTTTTTCTACAAGATCACCCATTATTTTTCGTAGTTCTTCCGCATGTTCTTCCAAGTCTTTTTCTTTACGGTCTTTAAAAAGTTCATTAATTTCTTTATTAAGTGGAATAAGTATATCGTCAAGAAAGGATTTATATATTGGTGCAATTTCCTCGCCGACCATTCGCTTGGTCTTGTTCCATTCTTTGTTTGCTTTATTTACTGAGGTTTCAATTTCTTCCTGCATTTCAGCAGTGTTTTTCAGAAAGGGTTGCGTATCTTTTAACACACCAAGATATTTAGCCTGTTCACGCTCGGCATCAGTAAGTGCGTCAACGCTTTTTCCCATTGCGTCCGCACCAAGTTTAATGAGGTCTGTATATGAAGTATATTGCCCGCTGAGCCGTGCAAGTCGTGATTGTTCCGTCATAAAGGACTGCGTTAGATTGCGCACCGACTCACTGAAATCAATACTACTATCCCTCGCAAATGCCGAGCGAGCCTTGAAGGCTTCAAGCAGGTTCACTATTTGCGGTATCTCAAGCCCGGTTTGCATTAATTTTTTTATGTTTTCAGAAGCAACTGAAAACGGAAGCAATCCATCATTGGTCAATGAATCAATAGCATCCAGCACCTGTTGTGTATCATAACCCAATGATTTTGAAATAACATCTACGGCTTTGGCAGCATGTTCATATTTTGAATAGGCTTCAATACTTTCAGAAACAAAATGTTCTATTTTTGACACCGCAAATGCAGCAGCGAAATAACCTCCTACTTTTTTAAGCGCACTCGACCATGCAATGTCAATGCCATCCGCAGACTTTCGGGATTCCGTCTCGATGGTCTTAAATGTTTTTTTAACTTCTTCGCCCAGCACCTTTACTTTTGGAGAGGCTTTATCGTCAAGATTGATTTCCAGTATTACGGGCATATCAGTAATTAACTCCCTGCATAGAATATATTATCTAATATCTCAAAACATTCAAGGAATTCAAGATACTCTGCTTAATTAATTTGATCAAGGTATAATTTAATATAGGTATCCAATAGTTGATTATTTTTTCCAAATATTGTTTTGATTTTTTGATAAGTGTAGAAAATACGCTCAATAATATATGGCATACGCTTCCATATACAGACTTCACCTTGAAAATCATAACATGGAGGATCCGCATTATCTTCATATATTTCCGCACAGGAAAAACATGTAGGCAGTACATTTGTCTGCGGATTCCGGTATGCATTAAGCCATTCTCCTAATTCACGAGTTTTTTTTTATGCCAGTTTTCATGATTGCGTGCAATTGTGCATACTCTATCTATGGTAATCGGAAATTCTTCTATGATTGCAGCAAGATTGGCTTCATTTATTTCTGCTTTGGTTATGCCTTTTTCGTCCTGAATGCAGACATCCCAGTCGATAATCGCAGCTTGACACATTAACATAATAAACTTCTGCTCATCAAACAGTATGCCTTTACTGCTCTCAGTCTGGCATTGTTGCATAATCTCCCGATATTTGCGCTCGGGAATATACTGTATTTTGAATTTGATATTATCAAGCTCACGGTCTATGGATTCATTTCGATTTTCATTTAATATAAGCATATCATACCTATTTTATATTACATAATCCGTTCCGTATGGATTATCAACTTCTACATAAAACATGTCATTAAATGCATTAGCATCCCAACTAGCTCCGGTATTTGCTGAAGTATTGCCGTCGCATTGAAAATTCAGTGTTGCAGGTATTTTGCCTGCTCCGCTTACAGGTTGTGCAGCATCCGTATTTTTCATACGTGGAATTACTACCTGCATACGATAATATCTAGATGTACCTGGAATAAGAATTTGATTATCCCATGTAATGCGTCCACAGTATATGCCGGCGGAATCAATCAGCTCCTGAATTAATGCAATAATATCATCATGAGCTGGCGCCGCTCCGGTAATTAATGTAGCAAAATTAACGGTTAGTTTTGCATTTGTTGTGCCCGTCGGTTCTGGTTCATTAATTGTTACCGTATTACCTATAAAATTATCACCATTTATTGGCCGATCAAATGTGAATGTAAATCCGTTGAATTTAAATGACTTAGCCGCTAGTGCTGAAATATCAGGTAATGCACCGCCTGACCAGGCAGCAATTTCAAGAACGCAATGCTGTGCATACATTACCAAATTCTTAGTAGGATTATCTGCGGCATCTACAAAAGTAACCGTATTCAGATTGGCGTTGAGTGTATTATTGTATGGAAGTCCTAGATAATTGATTGCCAATGTTGCATATCCTGGATAAGGACAAGTTATGGCAAATCCCGAGGGTTTGATTGACGGCGTAGTTAATACCTTACTGCCTTTTACTATTCCAAATGTTCCGAACTTAGGATTATCGGCTATTCGTAATACATGCTTATATGCATCCGGTGGCAAGCCTAAACCTGTAACATCATCCGCTCCCATTGCATCCGCAAGCATCTGCATGCACTGCCCATGGTAACGTAATTTCTGCGTTATAGATCCATCCGCTGTGATTATACTATCAGCGGAATCCACGGGCATAGTGAGTGATGGCCCGTCATTGGGATGAACTTGGCGCACAGGATTAAGACTTTCGTCATTGATATATACTCCTAATGTAGCAGCATTAATTGATGCCGCTGTGCCCCATGTTGATGCAGTTTTATATGCAGACGTTGCGAATTGTCCTACCGCCATTTTCGTCCTCCTTTGTTATATTTTAAATATACTGGTTTTTTAGAGTTGTTTATTTTCTCAATTTTATTTTCTTGTTGTTCAATTATTTCTCTTTTTTCCTGATTAATATTTTCCTGTAATTCATATAATTCCTTACCTATATTCTCGGGTAATAATATCATTGCCGAGACATCATGTATTCTCTCATCGTCCATTACTTGAATAATAGTATTCATATGATACATATCCCGCAATCGTTCAGGCGAGGGGATGAATAAGTTATTTCTGTTAATTCGGTAGTATCTCATAAATTTTCCTGCCTTGTTAGCACTAATGATATTTTAGCAGCACGAAAAAGATTGCTGCCCTTACCGTATGACATTGAAAAATCACCGGTGTTATTGAATATTATTTCATCAACTGTGTTATTCAGCATCCGGACGCTTGGCGATGTTATAGATAATCTATTTTCAGCCATAATCTCGACATGAACCCTAGCAGCTCGTCGTAGTTTTTTTTCGAATTGCTCCTGAGTAAGTGCGCCTTTTACATCCCACCAAAATAAATCAAACAAATGTCGGTTTTCGATTTGTGAAATTGCATCCTCTACTGCAGGACTGGTATTATGCGCCACCCAGACAAGCGGACACCGTGAAGCCTGTTTTAATTCCTCCACGTTTGGATTCATAAATTTTACATCCGCTGGTAGAGGAACGGAAAGTATAATGGTATCACTATATTCAGCATTTATGGCTGCTATTTTAGCAGTATATTTACTGTTAAGTACTATAATAAGGTTTTTTGCTATTAATTCAGCACCTTTATAACTCACAATATATTCTCCTGTTTATCACTCACATGATTTTTAAATGCTGTTTTAACAAAGTGTTGCTGAACCGATATTGCAAAACGTTTGTAAGGTGCTCGGCTTCGGTCTGCTATAATATCAGGATCCAATGTTTTGCGTACCTTCCCGCCCTTTGCGCTACCGTCCTGATGTGCTCCGCCATAATCAAAACCTTTATCGGTCTCAACTCGTGCTCCGAAAATCATTGAACGAGGCTTGGTTTTAAAAATTGAATCCGATGTTGTTCCTGTCAGTGCTCGGTATAATCTTCCTGATAATGTCATGATTTTCGGGAAATATTTACCTCGCGGCCCCTTATATCCGCACTGCTGCCCTTTTTTGCCAATGTAGCCTTCCTTCCATTTTTTATATCCTGGTGAAAGTGCGGGATATTTCACGCCTTCCCGTGTTCCTTCCTCCTTGAACGCATTATCACAACTTTCCTGTAGTGCTGGTTTCAGGTCATTCCACACTGGGGTAAAATCAGTAAATTCATCGATCCATCTCGATAGATCAAACGCCCATTCCTGACCGTTTTTCCAATGAATTACAAATCCTGCCGGCATGCTACCACTCCTTACGTATTTGGAAGAATGGAGTGCGTTCTTCATCCGTGTTGCTGGTCTCGTATCCTCGCACCATTTGACTCATGTCGTCTTCTATAACATCAGTAGTTTTTGGTGCATCGTATAAATACTCAGGCAATTGTTGTATATTTTTAAGTCCTAGATTAAACGTATCACGGAAAAACTGTAGATTAACTTCTTCGCCTTGCAGATCCTCACCTGCTAATCTACCGATTGCACCTACCGCATTCAGATCTCGTAGTATGCTCCAGGACTTAGGATGTGCGATTGCGGAAATAGGTGTAGTCTCGATATCATACCCGGAATTACGAACAAATGAATCAATCACATCTGAAGTCGATGTGAGGATATTATTGATACGGGTTTCATGCGCTGAACCCGTTACGACCGACCAGCCTGGCAGGTATCCTTGTAGGTCGGATATTGAAGCATATGCCATTTCCATTCTCCTAAAGAAATGGCAGAAGTGGAATCCTACTGCTATGTTTTATGTTTGCCGTTTCTGATTCCGTTTCCGCCACTGTTTCCGTTATTTATGTATTCACCCTTTTGGGTATCTGTTTCAATATGAGTTATTTATTACATAGCTTAGTATATATGTTTCATCGCCACGCCCACCAATTGTGCTTTTTTATCAGCAGCTAGTGAGCAAGCCGATGCATCGCAAGTAATCTTTAAATTATATAATGTATTTACTGCATAATCAATTGGCTCATTAAATATAGCTTCAAAAAGCTTACCGTCTGTAGATGCTCCCAATGCTGTTGATACTGTAATGTCTCCAGTCCCAGCCTGATCCAGTGTTTCGCTACCACCAGCTAAGCATACAATTGGATTTATCTTCCAGACAATTACATCATCAGCATCGGTTGTAGCGTCATCATGAATAAAAAATATTACTATTGAACCTCTATTGCCGCTACCGCTCAATCTAGGACTACCTATGTCCAGGAATGCAATATCATCAGTAGAATCAGCATTGGCATCAAAGTTAAGCACATCCCACTGACTCTGTCCTGCCGTTCCGTGCGTCGCTGCCGTAGGGGGATTAGTGCCGTCAAGTTTAAATTGAGTTGCTTTAAAATACTGATTTGCCACTAGAACAGAAAAATCTAATTCATCTTTGCTGAGTGAGCCATTTTGGATATCATCGCCAGTAAGTGAACCATCCAATACAGATAAAGTCGTCACGCTGCCAGTATCATAATCAGCGGTTTGAAGTGAATAATCAGCTACCGATAAAGACGTAACACTTCCGGTGTCATAGTCTACTGTTTGTAAGCTATAATTGATTATCTGGCTTGATCCAATCAAACGTACTCCCAGAGCTCCAGTAATTGGATGTCCTGAAATAGTCGTTCCGTCTACGCAATTATTGTTAAGATGAAAGCCCTGGATAGCGAATGTATCAATGTCTACGCCTGTAAGACTATAATTCTGAATGTCAGCACCAATAAGGTTGTTATCAAGAACACTTAAAGTCGTCACGCTTCCGGTGTCGTAATCTGCGGTTTGAAGGCTGTAGTTAAGAACAGATAAACTATTTACTGCATCGGTCTTAATGTCTAAGTTTGTGATTGATTTATTTTTGATATCGCTGCCCGTGATGCTTCCTGGAGCAACTTTTGTTGAATCAATCGCATTTGCGGCAATCTTCATCTTGTTTGAAGTATTGATATCAATTTCTGTAGTATCAAGATATGCTGCTTTGGAGTACGCATCTGAAGCAAAGCCAGCAGATGGAAATAAAGGACGTCGTATATATTCTACAGTCGCCGCACGGGATTCCTGCATAAAAACAAGAATCATAAGAATTGCTATAAATAATGTATACCTTCTGAATTGCATTTTATTCCTCCTATGATCATAAATATCGAACATCAACATTCGCCAGGTTTGATATAACTACATATATACCATTATCACAATGAATTGGATGCGGCAGGGCTTCAATTGCTGTTTGGGTTGCACTGCATTGATATGATCCGATTATAATTCCGGAGTCTACCAAGCTATCAAAGACCTGACATACTCCGACGTTTACTCCATCAGGACTTGCTACGATGCCATAAAACTCGCATGCTCCGGTTGCGACAAGTCCTGAAGCCTGGAGATTTTTTGTTTTAATTCCGGTTGGAAACCCCATGATTTCTCCTTATGCTACTTATGCCACTGCATCCTCAATGAAATATCCTGCAACGCTCTGCTTGTCCGTACTGTTATTTACACATTTAAAAGAAGGTGAAAAACTATCCTTAATATCTACAAAAAAAGCTTCGGTTCGGGCATCTTGGTAGCTTCTTGTCTGACCTTCATAGCCGGTTTTTCGCCAATTTATTCCATATGCAGGAGTTTTTGGCCGCAGCGAAGGCGGCTTATAGTATACCAGACAATGCTTGCCCCATAACGGAGTCATAACAGGTGCTTCGGTTGCTTTTCGAGATGAATTATCATATACTGTCATACCAATATGGACTTCTTCGATTCCGGGCAGTAGTCCTATAATATCGGCTTCCGTGATTCCCTTACCTTTGGTATACTGCAATTGCCCCACAATTGATGGACTGCGGATTAATTTTTGCCATACCTGAAAACCCATTATTACAGCATTACCCATATTCCCGCAGGTCTCAATTAATTTAAACTGTCCATCGGTAATCACAGTTAATGGATCACCTGTAGTGGTGTTCCACTGCTGTCCGCCGATAAGCTGTGTTCGGTTCGCGGCTGGATAACTTCCTTGCGTAAAAGCCTTTATTGCTGATGCATACTCTTTTGATATCAATATGCTTTCAGCCAGCCCTTCTACAATATCCAACTTGAGGTCTATCTCAGGAAAATTGTCTAAGTCATCCTTTGTATATTTTCCTTCAAGTGCATGTGTGAAGGTCTGATATGCTTGAAGAATCGCTTGAAAATCTACCTGACGCTTTTTAGTACCGGGTTTCCAGGAGGTTTTATATAACTTCTGAAAAAGCCTTAATAATTCATAGTATTTCCCGGTTGATTCCGTAACGGGATCCGGAATAAATACCTTATCTGACTTAAAAATATTTCTCGACTGAAAATATGTGAGATAATGGTTTGTCAGTACTTTATCTTGATGTTCAATTATGATACCCATTTTAATATACTCCTATTTTAGAAGTTAATCTTATTTATCCTTATGACGCAAATTGTCCCACGATTACAATTACAGGAATATAATCACCGGAATCACCGGCGGCTCTTGCATGTGCTACCACTATTTCCCCGCTTCCGGCCGCAATCAAACGTCCGTTGCCGTCAAACGTGAGTTGTGCTCCATAGGTCACCGTGCCTCCAAGTCGTGCCTCTGCTTCCTCACCTTCCTGAGCAACTCTAATCGCATCTCCTGCCGCTGCTGATTCCAAAGTAATTCCGATTGGAATCTCGGATGCTTTTACGGTTGCAATAACTACTTCACCTAGCGTAGTGTGTGCCTTAACAGCTACGCCTTTGGCTGTAGTTGTGTTTGCGGTGAATGTTTTGCCATCTGCATTTGTCGCTAATTCATTTATTACAGTAGCCATTTTATTACTCCTTATTAATTACTTATTTTTTATTATTTATTCACTTAATGGTTTTTTAGTATAGTCATTGTATCTTTTCATCAAGTCTTTGTTTTCTTTGGCAATCAAAGTTACGGCTTGATAATATGGAATTTTTTGATCTGTGCATAATTTAGTAATTGCTGCGTCCAATTCCTCAATCGGATTTTTTGCAGATGATTTATTATCCTTGTCGCCTGCGTTTCCGGTAGTCACAAGCAATCCATGCTCCGGCCGTGCTGCAATACTATCTTCTGTAATTTTGGCATTCAGTTTCCACAGTTCCTTGATTTTCTCTTTTTCGGCCGGATATGTTTTCTTAACTGAGCCGATCCAGAATTTTTCAAATCGATTCTCATTCAACTCCTCCTGCATGAGTTTAATGCTGGCTTCCTGACCGCTGATTTTGGCTTGAAGAGATATAATGTCTCCGCCATCCTTTTTCAGTCCTGCAATTTGCTGGGTTAGCTGCACATTCGATTCATTCATCTTTTTAACGGCTTCATTGAATCTTGTAGTCTGATCCGCTTCTGCTAGTTCATTAAAGTTTTCTGGAAGCGCCATTAATTTTATTGTTCCGGTTTCTAATTTCATTTTATTTTCTCCTTCTTGATACATTTCTTTTATTTTAAGCGTCACGGCTTCCTGCCCATCCCATGCGTGCCTGTTAGTAAGAGCAATGGCTCTTAATATCGTTCCGATTGACTTTCCGGATACATCTTTTGCATTACGCTGAAATTCAGCACTTGTATATCTATACTCTTTATTACGAATATACTCTCTTGCCCTATCTGTCCAGTCTACGCAAGCCTGAACTACGCGTTTCCCATTACGTTTTATTTCACGTAATTTTTTAATCCATCCACTGGCAATAGCTCTATTAGGATCGTCGCTCATGGATTGATGTTGATAGTCTGCACAGATTTCATTACTAAAATTTGATAACATTTCATTTGCGTCTTTTTCAGTAAATTCAACTTCTCTACCATCTGCAAGTATTTGTTTATCTACTGAAATCACATCAACCCAGGATTGTGTCTGCTCTGCGGAGAGCATGATGTTTGTTACGTATTTAAAAACTGTCATTTTTTCTTCATTTTTTTCAGCGGGTTCAAACATCATTGGTGTAAAGTCATTTTCCTCACACCATTTTTTAGCCTGTTCTGCGGTATATTTAGAAGCATCAAAACGGATTGCTTGAAGTTCTGCTTTGCCGTCTGCTGTAATGCCCCAGATTGCATCAATTCCGCTTCCGAATTTATCATTTTCCCTGCGGACTTTTTCGTATTTTTTAGGATCATTGATTCGTGCTGCGTGTTCAGATGGATAAGGCATTACATTACCTTCCTTGCTTTAATACTGAAATTAGTTGACGTAATTGTTCCGCCGCTGGTTGCTTTGATAAGCACTTTGCTTAAAAAATTACGTATTTCATGGCATAAAATAAAACCTGTGGAACCATACATGGTATTGTAGATACGAGGGAATTTGAAGATGATCTTCCATTTCCCGGAGGTATCTTCGTTTTGTTCATCTGATGTCAGGATGCTTACGTCCAGGTATGGATTAGATGATCCGGTAATGCCATCTATGGTCAAGGCGATTATTAGACTCTGACAATCATCCGTATCTACATTATAGTATGTGCTTCCAGCACTTACATGATTTTCTGAAGTGACTATATTGACATTTGTTATTGGCATTACTTACATCACCTTTCTTTTTGCAGTTACATATACTTCCGCATCTACTTCATTCGGATTAACGTTGCCCGTAGCTATTACTCTCATATATGTATACTTATTATTATTTACGGTATGACTTTCTGTAGTTCCTGCCGCAATTGCACCAAAGTCATATATGTCCTCGGCGTGTGCGGTTTCGGCATCCGGAGACCACTGCAGTTTGCAGGCGACAAGAGAGTTTGCGTTAGTTATGGTAATTGCAAATGTAATTTCATCATATTCTTCCATGTTGACGAAAAGTTCGTCCGCAAGTGCGGAGTGGACAGGCCATATGGTAATGCTTACACCTGCTATTGTGGCGGGCGCATATACAGGGAATCGTATAAGTTCCATTATGTTGTTTCTCCTTGTTCTACTGAGCCAACTGCACTGCTATCTTTAGCAATGCCTCGAATATAGCATGAGGTCGTCGTAACAGCTCTAGCAATAACTCTCCAGTATCTTTTCATATTATCATGTATCTTATATGACTGCACTTCTCCAGGCATAAGGATGGATTCATTTTCATTCTGCCATTCGCCTTGCGCCAAAGGATTGATACCTAAAATTATGCTACCTTGGAGATTGGATGGACTGGACTGCACTATCCAGGTAAGCGGATGTACTCCTCGATTAATTATCTGCCAAGCTACTCGATCATGTGCAATTAAATCCTGGCCTTGATTATTGGTTTTAGCTGCATTTACAGGCCATATTGTGGCTTCCGTTGAGAGCGTATTTACGGTAACTGCTATATTGATTGTAGCCATACTTTTTTCCTTCGGTATAATTAATAATAAATTAATTTTATTTTGTCAAGAGTTTTTTTTCTTAATAATATTAAATAATTAAATTTTTTATATTTGACTAATAAAAAGGAAGAGTGAAAGAAGATTTTATTTAAAATCCGATGGCGTTAGCATATTTGCTTCCAGTTCTTTTTTATCGCTTTGCGGAACATTCATGAATATCCGCATACATCTACATCGCTCCGCAGTTCCTTCGCAATTCGGATTTGGTGTAGCCAGTGCATCCGCCATGTCGCTGTCGACAATCGCTACTTTTTGATCAAGTGGAGCACATACGGAACATACTCTATCATCTCTTATAGCGGAATACATTACATATTGGTAATCCTGTTCAGTGAAATATGTAACCCTGCCGGTTTCCCAGGTTTTATTTGTTATCTGTCGTGCGAAGTCCTCAACTACTTTATCAGAAAGACCGCGGAATGAATTTACAATATTTTCTTTATTCATCCTGCCTGATTGATATTCGGTAATCGTAAATTGAATCACTTCATCGATTATTCGCTGCTCCATTTTTTTGGCTTTGAATAAATAATCGGCATTCATGTATTTTTCAAAAATATCAGGATCATCAGTCATTTTATCTAGTTGATCCTCTGCGGATAGTCTCCAGGTCGGCGGTTCGGTGCGTTCAAACTTAAATCCTGGAAAACGGACATACGCTTTTGACAGTATTGAATCCTCCCACTTGGCACGTCTGATGCCTTCTTGATACATCTTTTTGCCATGTTCTTTAAAAGCCTTCATTAGTTTATTACGTTGATTAGGGAACTCAATGTTTTTTACATCTTCAACAGTCAGAAAGCCTTTTCTGGATTTTTTAAGATACCATAGCACAGCTTCCCGTTTCATTTCATCCTGTATTTTTATAAGCGATTCTTTTAATGTTTTATATTCGGGTTCCAGGATTTCAGCATCTATTTTATCAACCCCGATTGCAAGTTCTACAGGAGATAATTCACGAAAAAATTGCTTAATGTTATCTTGTAGACAAATATGGTCATGCTTATTTACGTGCATCATATTTTCTGATGTTTCGTCGATTCTGTCGTCCGATGGTTCTGGGTTGTCAGTATCTGTGTTTGGTTCTTTGGGTTCATTGTCGTCAATGGTTTTAGGCTCTACTGATTTCTTACTATACTGAATTTCCTCAACTCCTAGATAATCCTTACGGTAGTCATTTTCCAGCACATGAATGGTATCCATACTGAGAAAATCAATCATTTCTCGTGCGGTTTGTGCTCGTTTAAGCCAATCCTTTTTTGTCAAATTCGTTATTCGCATTCGAGGCGCATCATATTGTGCTCCGAAATTCCATACGGTCATTGGTGTAAGTAATTGCCTGTTATGTTCCTCCTCGATATACTTTACCAATACCTCGCCGCCGGCATAGTATAATTCCTTCTGTGTATCCCCCACAGCACGTGATCCCTCGCCAGTTTGTCCGAGCAACATCCAGGCTGCGTTGATTATATTAAGTATTGCATGGTTACAGTAATTTAGTATGTCCAGTCCATTTTTATAAGTTCCGGCCTTCATGTCCATCATGTCGATCATGTAACCCGGGGGTTGCACAATATATGAATGCTCATCAGCCTTCAGGCTTTTAAGCACCTTTTCAACAGCGGCTATAAATTTTGTTGTCCGATATTGTCCTTGAGCCGTCTCAGATAGTTTGCTTTGCGGATCCTCACCTGCTTTCAGAATTCCTATCCCCGAGCGTTCAATAGCTATGGCTTCAATCCGCAAGATTTTGTCCTCTACTAATGAATATTTATATGCAGGACGTAACATGCTACATCCTTCAAAGTTCTTACCTTTTTTAAAATTCGTGAATATAAGCAGGTTCTGTCGATCCATGCTTTCATTCACCCAAATTTGTTTTTTCCAAGTGTGTTGTGATACTGCAATCAGCTCATCATTTTCATCCAATTTCCAGGGTTCAGTTGCGTCCAAAATAGTTCGTTGTTTTCTATGCGATAATCTCTTGATGTTCCACAGGCTGGAATTAGTGTCATATGCTCGCTCAATATAATGCACCGAGAATCCAAAAAAAAGATGGTCGAGAAGTTCATACATGTAATCCCGAAATGAGAAAAACGGATTACTTAATACTTGGTATTCAAACCATTCCGCTATTTCCTTGTCTTTAGCAACATCGCTGGCGGGTTCGATATTAAATGTAGCGCCTAGAATTGGTTGAGTTAATGCCAACTTGGCTTGAGCACATACGGCATTCCGTCGTAGCATTTTATCATATTCATCATATCCTCTGATGCCCGTAAGGTCATTATTGTATTCTTCAGCATTAAGAATTCCGCTGTAAAAAACCTCGCCAGTTGCTCCGCCTTTATCTTTGTCAATCTGACCAGTTTCTTTTATCAGTAGGTTTTTTAAGTAGTTTTTTGATTTCTGAAAGTATGACGGCATTAAATTTCTTCCTTCCTATATATTCATAAAATAACCTCATTTTTTTACTTGTCAAGAATTTTTACCATCTCTGCTGTTTAAGTCCTGCTGTAATTCCTCCTTGTTTTTTTTCCGCATGAAGCATTGTATCCATTTCAGATACAGAAATAACATCATTAAGAATCGGGTCATGGAGCATTTCAGGCATACAGTTTTCTACCATATATCGGATACGGTCGCAACTATGAGAAGTCCAGTTATGGACTGGTTTACGACCAGGCACCGGATTGCTGTTACGGTCAAGCGGCCATCTATAATTCTGGATTGCGTCAATACTGGCAGTGCATCGAGGATGGAATAGAATCAACTTGCGCTGGAAAGCTCGCTTGACGCCCTGAATGCCTAGTAAAACATCTCGAATCGGTATCCAGGTCAACATGTATCCTAATTGTGCGTATGTATTTGCCATCGTCCTCCCGGTAAGGATTTGCGTATGCCCCGCCTGGGGATCGGAATAACTGATAATATCCTCTGTGCGTCCTCTGTATCCTATTTCCTGTAATTTCTTTTTGATTTCCACGTCAATTAATTCCGGTATGGTTTGATTTACTTCCAGGTCTGCTATGTAATGAGCAGTCCGACCATGCAGTTGAAAGAAGCCGATGCTAGTCGCATCAGTGAAGCCTAGATCCCAGTCCATAAATAATGGCATGCCGTTATCATAGTAGATATTGCGGTCTATATTTCCGCCTTGATTAACCGGATCATTGCGAAAGCATCCTTGATAAACCAATCCCGGAGCAATGGCATCAAAACGACCATCAAGGGTTGCGGCTATTTGATCCGATGTTAGGTCTCTACATTTGTTTAGATACCAAGCCTGGTTGCGTTCAGGATTCAGACTCCAATGTATAAATATTTTCTTGTAGTTATTATTTTGATCAAACCAAATGCGTGGAAAGGCTCCGCCTCGTGGATTGCGAGGATTTGGGGTTGATAGCAACCACTGTATTCGGCAGGCTTCGTGAAAGCTGGCATAAATGCTTTCGCTTTTTTCAGTAAGTGCGGTTTCATCCCAGAAACCCTTTAGGAAGGTTCCTCCTGCTCCTGCATTTGGGTTACTGGATTCACCAAAGTTCATGGAACCATTTCGTTTATTTTCTACAAGCAAATGCGTAAATTCAAGTTGTGCATAATCTCGCATCCAGGCTGGCAGTCGACGATACATAAATCGCATCTTACCGAATAAGCTATTCTGAGTAGAGTTCTTTCC